ATAAGGGCGTCGGTTCTGTCTTCGCTGCGCCGGGTCCTGGGTGTGTTGGCGTGATCCCGCAGGTTAGCGACCAGAGATTTGATATCGCTCATACGCGGTTGTTCCAGTCCGCGAGGGCATCACGCTCAGTGCAACTGCCAGACCCAGTAGACGCCCAGCACCGCCCACATTGGTAGTAGCAAGACCCTCTCGGGCGGCAGTCCTCGAAAACCGCCTCCCCGCCACAAAATGGGCATGGCAATGCGTTATCCATCTCGGCTGAAGTTGCGTTGTTGGCGACTCTCGGTTTCATTGACGCGCTCCGGTCCTGATAAGTTCAGCCGCCTTTAGAAGTATTTGGTCAAGCTCTTCATTGCTTCGTGGGCTTGCCGGCGCATTGCCGGAATTTACAAGTTCGTCGGCAATGCGCGGGCTGGACCCGGTGTCGGTGAGTTGGTTCAGGTTGCGGAACATATCAGGCCCTCCGTTGCATGTGTTCGAAGTTGGCGCGGGCGGTGTGGAAGGGGATTTCCTGACCGTTCAGCCGGTAGAAGTTCCGGGGAGCCGCGAAGACCGAGAGGAACATATCGCCATGGGTAACGGTGGCTTCGCCCTTGATCTCGGCGGCGGCTTCCATTTCGGCGAAGGTTTTGAAGGGGATGAGGGTTTTCATCTGCTGTCTCCCTAGTTAGGCGGTGAGTTCGGCGAGGATTTCGGCGGCGGTCATTTCGCCAAGCCCGTCCTCGACATTCCACTGGCGGATTTGCGCCATGCAAGCGGCCCGGTGAGCAACGTATTTGCGGCGGGTCGCGCCTTTCGTCATGGCCATGCCAAGGTCACAAAGGTCGAGATCGGCGGCGATGGCTTGTTCGGCTTCGTGGCGGGTCATCTGCTTAACTCCCTGTCGATGACGTAACCTAGCATATGCCCGGCCCTTGTCAACATGTAGACGTAACTATTTTTACCCCAACGCACCATTGATCCCAGCCCAAAATCAAGACAATATCCGGGCTTCCAAGTGACGCCGCGCCACGGCAACAAGCGCACCGGGGAAAACCAAGCGGGGTTTGAATGACTTGGCGTCTGCTTTACGTCCGGCCTCAGTCAGAAACCCGCTATCACGCAAGCCTTGCCGAGCGAGGCCTAAGCGCCTTCGTCCCGAAAGAGACGATATGGCGCGGCATCGGCATCCGCAGGGTTCCCGCCGACAAGCCACTGCTGCCCGGCTATGTGTTCGCCGATCTGACGGACGCCCAGCTAGCGGAAGCTGCGCACCTGCCGGATGTGCTCTACATCATCCGCTCCGGTGATCGGCCCGCGATTATCCCGGACGGGTTTATCAATCGGCTCATGGAGTCCGAGCATCGCGGCGAATTTGACCGCACCCGCAAAGAACGCCAGCGGGCCAAGCGATACGGCAAGCCCCTTAAACCCGGTGAGCGGTTCGAAGTCCTGTCCGGCATGTGGGCAGGCCATGTGGGCGAGATCGCGCGGGCGATGGGCGGAAAGCGGGCGGAGATCGTCCTGTCGCTGTTCGGGGATGTTCACCCGGTCGTCATGGAGTTCTCGAATATGCGCGCCGTGGACGATGAGCGGGAAGGTGCCGCCGCGTAAATCTACCCGTTGCGTTTTCTGCGTGCTCAAGATAATTTGCCTTATCGGTTCGCCTGCCAGGGCGGCCTTGGTTAAAAGCAATCCGCCCCTCCGGCGCCAACCGGGGGGGTTTTGCTTTTCAGCGAACCCCCAAAGGATCGAATCAAGATCCCGTTGCGTTTTCTGCGAACGTCGGCACAATATGCGCGAGGCGGATCGTGATATGCTTCGCCCTGGCGGATGAAAAACGACGCGGGATTCCAAGGCCCCGCACGCCAGCCTGAAAAGGGCGCCCTGAGGGCCATTTTGGGCCCGCGAGGGGTGCCTAGCACTGCGTCCTGAGTTTGGCGAAAATCAAACGAAGCCGTCTTCATGTTCTGCGCCAAGTCAAAGGCTGACTGACGGGTAATGAAGGGAGACAGTCAATGAGCGACGAAGCTCCCAAGAAACAGCGCCGCGCTTCGAAGTTCGACGCCGACCGTGCTCGCATCATGCAGGAAGTGTGTGAGCGTTTGTCCAAGGGCGAGCCGCTGACGCACATTTGCCGGGCCGATGATTTTCCCTGTGACGACACGATCAGGGATTGGGCGGAAGATGACGCTGATTTCGGTCGGGACATCGCGCGCGCACGCGAAGCCGGGTTCGATGCCATCGCGCTCGATTGCCTGCACATTGCTGACGACAACGGCAAAGACACGCGGATCATTGAAGGCGAGAGCGGCCCGCGAGAGGCCCCAGACCACGACTGGATCAGCCGGGCCAAGCTGCGGGTTGATACGCGCCTGAAGCTGCTGGCGAAGTGGGACCCCAAACGCTACGGCGACAAGGTAGCCCTGACCGGCGGAAGCGATACGGACGCGCCGATCAAGTCGGAGCTGGTGATCAAGTTTGTCTGACGCTGTAGCTATCCCCAAAGCGTTCGCGGGCCTGTTTGAGCCGCATCGCTATAAGGCAAGCTGGGGCGGGCGTGGTTCGGCTAAGTCGCACAGCTTTGCAACGGCGCTGGTCATCCTCGCCGCACAGAAGCCGCTGCGGATCGTCTGCGCCCGTGAGATACAGAACAGCCTGCGGGATAGCGTCAAGCAACTGGTCGAGGACAAGATCGAGGCGCTAGGGCTTAAGGATCGGTTCGAGTGCCAGGACAAGGTGACGCTGGGCAAGAATGGCTCGCGGTTTTCATACGTCGGTATGTGGCGCAATCCGGACGCTGTGAAGTCGCTGGAAGGCGCGGACATCTTCTGGGGCGAGGAGGCGAGCGCGCTGTCTGAGCGTAGCTTGCGGATCATCCGTCCGACCATGCGTAAGCCCGGCTCGGAGCTTTGGTTCTCATGGAACCCTGAATTTGATCACGACCCGATTGACGCTTTCTTTCGGGGAGAACAGGGACCGCCCCCCGATACCCTGCTGATGCCGGTGAGCTGGAAGGATAACCCCTGGTTCTCCAACAGCCCGCTCAAGGCGGAAATGGAGTTCGACTACGCGTCTGACCCCTCGAAGGCTGAACACGTCTGGGGCGGCGGGTATGTCACGGCGGTAGATGGTTCGTATTTCGCCAAGCAACTGCAAGAGGCGAGAGACGAAGGGCGCATTAGCTCGGTCGGCGCTGATCCGCTGGTCCAGAAGCGGGCCTGCTGGGATATCGGCGTCAGTGACTCGACGGCCATCTGGGTATGCCAATACGTCGGGCGTGAGATCAGGGTTCTCGACTACATCGAGGGTCAGGGCCAACCGCTAGACTACTACGTCAATGAGCTACGCGGACGGGGGCATAGCACGGCCCGTTGCGTCCTTCCGCATGACGGTGCGCGGCGAGACATGATTAGTGCAATCCGCTTTGAGGATCACTTGGCGGCTGCCGGGTTTGAAACGCAGACGGTTCCTAATCAGGGCAAGGGCGCGGCCATGCAGCGGATCGAAGCCGCTCGCAGGCTATTCCCTCGGATGTGGTTCGATGGCGATGCCTGCCGGGACGGTCTCAAGGCGCTGTCGGGCTACCACGAGCGACGCGATCCAAAGCGCAACGCCGGGCTGGGACCTGAACACGATTGGGCTTCGCACGGCGCGGACGCGTTCGGGCTGATGTGTATCGCTTACGAACAACCTTCATCGAAACGCGCTCCCGAGGCGCTCACCATTGCCGCGTTCGGCGCGGTCTAGGAGACTTTCTCAATGGCTACTGTTGGTCAGAAAATCGCGGTCCAGTCGGGCCGCTCGCGTTATTCCACCGTCCCCATTGGGCAGGTGGCTTACGGATCGGTCGGCACGAACACCACGCCGGTTGCCGGGACGATCTACTGGGCCGAGATGTTTATCCCGCGTGCACTGACCCTGACGGGTGCGGCGATCCTGAACGGCGGGACCGTGGGCACCGACAAGGTTCTGCTGGGCCTCTATGACACTTCCGGCGCGCTGGTCGCGAACACGACCACGGCGGGGACGACCACATCGGGCACGGATGCTTTCCAACCGCTTGCGTTCACCTCGACCGTCGATGTTCAGCCGGGTCGCTACTGGCTGGCGGCGCAATTCAACGGCACGACCACGCGTTTCCGCACCATCGCCACGCTGACCAACATTGACTGTCTGACGGCGAGCGCCACCGGCACCTTCGGCACGCTGACGGCTCTGACGGTCCCCACGACCATCACGGCTGACAAGGGCCCGGTCGGCTACGTCTACGCCTAGCCTGGTGCATAAGACCGGGGCGTCAGCATGACAGAGATCGACGACGACGACCTGCTGTCGCTGGTGCAGGAAGAGCGTCGCGCCGCGATGGGCTTTGAGCAGGACTATGACCTGATCGAAGCCCGTGAGCGCGCGCTCAACTACTACAAGGGCGAGATGCCTGACGTTCCGTCGCTGCCCAACCGTTCGCGGGCGGTATCGACGGACGTTAGCGATGCTGTCGAGACGCTGCTGCCTGATCTGGTGGAAATCTTCACCGGGGGCGATGACGTGGCGACGTTCATGCCTGTCGGGCAAGAGGACGAGGAAGCCGCGCGTCAGGAGACGGATTATATCAATCACGTCGTGATGGATCAAAACCCCGGCTTCATGCTGTTCTACAGCGCGTTCAAGGATGCGCTGCTGACCAAGACCGGCGTGTTCTATTGGTATTGGGAGGACTATCAGGAGGAGCGCGAGGAGCGGTTTGAAGGCAAGTCGGCCATTGAACTGCAACAGGCTGCTGAGTGGGCGCAAGGTAACGGCGTCCAGATCGAGGACATCGCCGAAGACGCGGGCGGGTATGACGGCGAAGAGCCGGGCGAATATCCGACAGGGGAAGCCACGTATAGCTACACGTTCCTCTATCCCAAAAAGGGCCGGGTCTGCATTAGCGTTGTTCCGCCGGAGGATTTCAGTGTTGCGCGGGATACGGTTGAGCTTGCCAAGGCCACCTATTGCGCCATGCGGACACGGCCACGGGCGCAAGACCTGATCGCTGATGGGTTCGACCCTGATCTGGTCAACAGCCTTCCGCAATACTCGACATCGACCACGGACGAGACCGAGGGGCTGGCGCGCGATACGGCGGGCGAACACGATCAGGTCGTCAACACCTCGCAGGAATTGCGGGTTGTCGAGATATTCAAGCACGTCATCCGCGTTGTGAACGATGAGGGCGAGCCGGAACTTTGGTGCGTTGTGACCGGCGACAATGAGCGGGTGCTTCTGTCGAAAGACAAGATCGAAGAGGTCCCGTTCGCCGGGATCACGCCTTACCCGGTGACACACAGGTTCTTCGGTCGGTCGGTCGCTGACCTGCTTATGGAAATCCAGAAGATCAAGACGGCTCTAACGCGGTCTCTACTGGACTCGGCCTATTTCGCCCTGAACGGTCGCTATGAAGTGGCTGTGGGTGCAGGCCGGGCTAACGAGTTCACGATGCAGGACTTGCTGCGGAATGAGCCGGGTTCGCCGGTTCGCTCGCAGGACGGTAACTCGGTTCGTCCGATGAGCACTTCGCAGCTTGGCTTCGATGCGGCGGGGGCTCTGGAGTATTTCAGCACGGTTTCGGAGGGCCGGACGGGCATTGTTCGCAATGCTCAAGGTCTGAACCCCGACACGCTGCACGACACGGCCAAGGGCGCGGCGGCGCTGATGAGCGCGGCGCAAAAACGCACCCGGATGATTGCCCGTATCTTCGCCGAAACGGGCGTCAAGGACATGTTCCTCGGCGTCCATGCGCTTCTGCGTCGTCACGGCACGCAAGCCGATACGGTTCGCCTTCGTGGGAAGTGGGTGGACATCGACCCGTCCCAATGGGGCGAGCGGAAGGACATGACGATCGAGATCGGCGTGGGCTCGGGAGGCCGTGAACAGGCCATCCTCGCCGGTAACGAGCTGATGGGCCTGATGGAAAAGGTCATCACTCTGCAAGGCGGGGTGAAGGGTCCGATGGTCACGATGGAAAACGCCTATAACGCCATCCAGCGGTATATTGAGAAGGGCCTTGGCTTCAAGTCGGCGGATCCGTTCATCACCGATCCCAAGGATGCGGAGCAACAGCCGCAAGAGCCGCCGCCGCCCGATCCGAAGATGGTTGAAATGCAGCAGCGGATGCAGATTGAGCAACAGAAGCTCGAAATGGAACGCGAAAAGAACGCCGCCGAACTGGAAATGAAGCAGCAACAGATGGTCGTGGAAGCCCAGCTGAAGCGGGAACAGATGGCGGCTGAGATTGAGCTTCGCCGCGAGCAGATGGCAGCGGAAATGCGGCTCAAGGGTGCGCAAATGGCGCTATCGGGCGGCGGTGCGGGTCTCAGCCCGGTCCACATGGGCGGTGAACTCGGGTGAGCGAGTTTGACGACGAAGCCGTCAAGCAGCGGGCCATCCGGGCGCAACGCGAGCTTGCCGAGACACAAAACGCTTTTGACGTGATGCGCGCCTCTGCAATCGAGGCGTGGCTATCGTCCAAACCCATCGAGGCCGAATACCGGGAGCAGCTTCACCGGTCGGTCCAGACTATCGACGCTGTGCGCGCGTACCTGCTGCAAATCGTGGCCAGCGCCGAAGTCGTGGATTTCGCGGAAAGCCTCCGCACGCAAGGCCAATAGGCCACAAACCGCCGTCAGCCCGCGAGGGAACGGCCATCCCATAGGCAAAGAATGTCCGAACCGTCTGACGGTGCGCTGAGTATTGACCAAGCGGCGGCGCTTATTGCCCCGGAACAGCCCGACGAGGCTCCGGAGGCCGCGCCTGAGCCCGCTGAGGAGCCAGAGGATACCGAGGAGCCGGAACCGGCTGACGAAGCCTCTGAAGAGCCGCTAGAGGCCGACGAGGGGGATGACGGAGAAGGCGAAGAGGCTGACGAGGCCGAAGACGCCGCCCCGGTTGTCGATCCTCCCTACTACTGGCCTGCTGACGCCAAGGCGAAGTTCTCCAAGCTGCCTGCTGACCTGCAAGAACTGGTCGCGGAACAGGAGAAGGGCCGCGATACGGCGATCCGCACGGCACAAGAGCAAATGGCTACCGCCCGCAAGGCTGCGGAAGCGGAAGCTAACAAGTTTATCCAGCAAGGCCCTAAAATCGAGGCGCTGCTGGACGAGGTTCAGTCGGCCTACAAGGCGAACGACTGGGATACGGTGGACTGGGCGGCTTGGGCCGATCAGGACCCGGCGGCGGCCCTAAAGGGCAAGCTGCTTTATGAGGCCCAGACCCGTCAGATGCAGCAGCTTGAAGCTGCCAGGCAGACGGCGGAAGCGGAGTCCTTCAAAGCCTACACGATTGAGCAAGCGGGGGAGCTTCAACGGCTAGCCCCTGAGATTGCCGCTGACGACGCCAAGCGCGCCGACATCGTGAAATACCTGATCAACGACAACGGTTACGATCAGGAGACTATCCGGGGCATCCGCGCCAAAGACGTGGTTATCGCCCACAAAGCGATGCTCTGGGACCGAGCACAATCCAAGGCCAAAGCGCAGAGCGTGAAGGGAGCCGAAAGGCCAGCCCAACCGACGCCGCGTCCGGCTCAATCATCGGCGTCTGTCCGCCCGGTTAGACCGGGAACGGGATCAACAGCGCCATCCCCCAAACGAGCCGTCATCGAGCGCGAAGCGGCCTTCAAATCGAAGCCGTCTATCGACAACGCCGTGGCGATGCTCCTCGCTAGAGGAACCGGTTAGACCCCGGTTTAGCAATCATGAGCGCTCCTACCAATACCGTTACCACGCTGATCAGCGTCGGCAACCGTGAAGACCTTTCCGACGTGATCAGCCGTGTTGCTCCGGAGGAAACTCCTCTGATCAGCAACATCGGCACCCAGAAGGTGTCGGCGATCTACTCGGAATGGCAGACCGAAACCCTCGCCGCCGCCGATCCGACCAATGCCCAACTCGAAGGCGACGACATCGGCACATTCTCGGCGGGCAACCTGACCACGCGGGTTGGCAACTACTGCCAAATCTATCGCAAAGACTTCCTCGTTTCTCGCACCGAGGAAGTGGTCAACAAGGCCGGTCGCTCTTCGGAAATCGCTCGTCAAAAGACCCTCAAGGGTCTGGAGATGCGTCGAGACGAGGAAGCCCGCTACATCGGCAACTATGCCTCTGTCGCGGAATCCGGCGCCACCACCCGCAAGTCGGCCTCGCTGCAAGCATGGATCACCACCAACGACAGCCGGGGCGCTGGCGGTTCAGACGGCGGTTTCTCGGGTGGCATCGTCGCCGCCGCGACCAACGGCACGCAACGCACCTTCACGGAAGCTCTGGTGAAAACCGTGCTTTCGACCGCGTTCGAGTCCGGTGGTCGCCCCTCGCTCGGCTTCATGAAGGCCGCGCACAAGCAACAGTTTGCCGCCTTCACCGGTATCGCTGACATTCGTGTCAACGCCAACCCGGGCAAGATGGCGAACATCATCGCCGGTGCGGACATGTACACGTCTGACTTCGGCAACATCACGCTGGTTCCCCACCCCTACGAGATCACGCGGGCTTGCCTGTTCGTCGATCCCGACAAGGTGAAGGTCGGCGTTCTGGACGGCGTGAAGTCCAAGCGCCTCGCCGATACCGGCGACAGCGAGAAGTACATGATCACGAAGGAATCGACGCTGGTTGTTCTCAACCAGAAGGCTCACGCCATCGTCGCCGATCTGACCTGATCCGAGAACAGGGGGGAGGCATCCCGCTTCCCCCCACACTCCAAAAGGTTCCCATGCAAGCCGAAACTGAAGTCAAGCGCGGCCCCGGTCGCCCGCCCAAAGCCGTGTCCGAAGCTGCTCCCGTGGCGTCCGATGTGGCCGCTATCCTCGCGACTGAACGCGAAAAGATCATGGCGCAAGCCCGTGCGGAGGTCGAAGCCGCGCACGCTGAATCCGCCGCCAAGGCCAAGGCCGAGGCCGAACGGCTGGTCAAGGAGGCCCTTGCTGAAGAGGCCAAACAGCGCGCCGACGACGCCGAAATTCTGCGACTGGCGAGAGCCGCGCAAGACCTGGTGGAATGTCGCGTCCTGCCGATGGGGGACAAGCGTATCCACACCGGCGAACTGAGCGACGTGGATCAGAAGCCCCTCAAGTTCGCTCGCGGCGACAAGTTCTGGATCGCCCGCTCGATTGCCGTTGCCCAAGAGGCGGCGGGGCGGGTCGAAATCCTCTGATGGCTGAGCCGTTTTTCACGTCAAGCGCGGGGGTTCGCCACTATTGGGACGACACCCCGGAAGGCCCGGTTATCCGGTCGGAGCACGACGTTGCCCCGGCTCTGGAAGCGGCGCTCGCCATGCGTAACGAGAACGACGGCTACAGCCCCTCGCGTGATCTTCGGCGGGTGGGTCATCTGCCCGCCGTGATCATCCTCAAATGGCTTCAGGAGGAAGGCTGGAACGCGATGAACCCGCACCATCACGACCGCCTCGTCAAGAAGCTGAACGATCCGGATTGGGCGTATCTGCGCACCGCGCCGGGCCAGATCGGGTATTCCAACGGGGTTATGCGCTAGATGGCCCTGACCTCATATACGACGCTGAAGGCATCGGTTGCGGATTTTCTCAACCGTTCGGACCTGACGAGCGCCATTCCCGACTTTATCACCCTGGCCGAGGCTGAGATGCGTCGCCGGTTGAGAGACATGGCGCGGGCCACGGCAACAATCACGACCGAATACAGCGAGGTTCCTACGGACTTCGGCTCGGTCATCACGTTCGATCTCAACACCACGCCGGTTACGCCGCTTGAGTATCTTTCTCCAGATCAATTCACCAACGACAGCCCCAACTATCGCAGCACGGGGCAATGCCAGTTTTATACCATCGTGGCGGGCGAATTTCGGTTCATGCCAGTCCCGGCGGGGAGCTACACGGCCCGCCTGACCTATTGGCGCAAGATCACCGCGCTTTCGGCGGACGTGGCGAGCAATTGGGTATTGGAAGATCATCCCGACGCTTACCTATACGGCTCACTGAAGGCTTCGGCGCCCTATCTGAAGGATGACGCGCGGATCAGCATCTGGGGCCAGCTTTTCGAGGACGCAATGTCGTCAATCGAGACCATGACCCGTAAGGATATGCTCGGGGCGACGCTGCAAATGACGCCGACGTTCAGGGAATAGAGCATGACCCTTCAGCTTTCCACGACCGTCCGTAACGCCATGCTGGACGCTATCGAGTCCACCACGGGGGCGGTTGCTCTGCTCTACATCCGTTCGGGCTCGGTTGAGGCGACGCCTGCCACGGCTGACAGCGGGACGCTGCTTTGCACGATCACGCTCCCCTCTGACTGGATGAGCGCGGCCTCTGGGGGTGTGAAGTCCAAGCTCGGCACATGGTCTGGGACTGTGGCGACGGGCGGCACGGCGGAACATTTCCGCATCAAGGACCCGACCGGGACCACGGTGCACGTCCAAGGCACGATCACGCTAACGGCGGGCGGCGGGGACATGATCCTCGATAACACCACGCTGGTCGCCACCCAGACGGTTACGGTCAACACCTTCCAACTGACCGCCTCTAACCCGTAAGGCCCTTCAATGGCCGACAAGGTTGTTTTTCTCACATCCGGCTCTAGCTGGACGGTTCCCGCCGACTTCTCCACGCCCAACTCGATTGAGTGCATCGGCGCGGGGGCTCCGGGCGCTGCCGGGGGCGACGGCGGCGGTGGTGGCGCTTACTCAAAGATCGTCAACCAGTCCCTTTCCGGGTCGGTAAGCTATCAGGTCGGCACGGGCGATACATGGTTCTCGTCATCGGGAACCGTTCTCGCGAAGGCCGCATCAACCATCAACGGCGGCGCGTCCGCATCCGGGGTCGGAACTACCAAATACAGCGGCGGCTCTGGCGGCACGGTAAGCGGGACCGATGGCGGCGGCGGCGGCGGCGCTGGCGGTCCTACGGCGGTCGGGACGGACGGTGATCCGGGCGACGGCCTAGGGACGGGCGGCAACGGCGGGGTCGGAGGCGGCGCTGGGGGTGGCGGTGGCGGCCTTGGGGGCTTGGGTGTTGCCGGTGATAACGGGAGCGCCGGAACGGGCTGGACGGCCACGGCAGGCGGCACGGCGGGGCCGGGCGGCGGCGGCGGCGGTGGGGGCGCAGCCAACAACGGCGGCAACGGCGGATTATACGGCGCGGGTGGCGGTGGACGGTCGGGCGGGTCGCAAAACGGCCTGATCGTCATCACCTACACGCCCGGCGCTGCCGGAACGCTGGACGTAACACTAGGCGCTCTAACGTTCGCTTCGGACGTTGACGCCATAGCCGGGGCAAGCCTGACGGCAACCCTTGGGGCCCTGACGTTTGCGTCCGATGTGGATGCGATAGCGGGGGCCTCGCTTGATACGGTTCTGGGCGCGCTGACGTTCGAAAGCGCGGGCGATATCAGCCCGTGGTCAACCCCGGTCCCGACACCCGAAACATGGACGGCGGCAACGCCGAACCCCGAGACGTGGACGCCCGCAAGTACGTCCGACGTGGTCTGGAGCTAATACCGAATGGCCGACACGACGACGACCAATTACGGCTGGACAAAACCGGAAGTCGGCGCTTCGTCCGATACATGGGGAACCAAGCTCAACACCGATCTTGACGGCATCGACACGACCGTCAAGGCGGTATCGGACGCAGCTACCGCTGCCGCTGCGCTTGCCGCTCTGGCGCTGCCGACTGCCTACATGACAGGTCAGGTAGTGATGACGGGCCGGTCCAGCGCCCCTACGGGCTGGCTGGAGTGCGACGGCTCTGCGGTGTCCAGAGCGACCTATGCGGCGCTGTTTACGGCTATCAGCACGACGTGGGGGACCGGGGACGGCTCGACGACGTTCAACATTCCCGACATGCGCGGCTATTTCCCTCGCGGCTACGACAACGGACGGGGCATTGATACGGGCCGCGCGCTGGCAAGCAACCAAGCCGATGCGTTCGCGGCGCACACCCACACCATTGACGGCGGCAACAATGGCTCGTCCTCGTCCTATGTGACGCGCCAGTCCAACACCGCCTCGCCCGGCATCACGACATCTTCGGCGGGGGGCGCGGCGGAAACGCGCCCGGTCAACGTCGCAATCATGTTCCTGATCAAGACCTAGACCATGCTCGTTCCGCTGGAGTTCCCCCCCGGAATTAAGAGGGCGGGCACGGTTTATCAAAGCAAGGGCCGCTACTACGACTGTAGCCTGATGCGGTTTTTTGCCGGGACGATCCAGCCGGTTGGCGGCTGGCGGACCCGCTCGTCATCGGCGGTGTCGGGCGTGGCCCGCTGCATGATCGTCTATTCCGAAAACGACGGCGACGCCATTATCGGCATCGGGACGAACACGAACCTCTATGCAATGGACCGGGGCGGAACGCTGACGGACATCACCCCGGCGGGCTATACGACGGGCCCGGCTGACGCCACGACGGCGGGGGGTTACGGGACTTCCACCTATGGAAGCGGCTCCTATGGCACGCCCCGGCCTGACACGACCAACATCACCCCGGCGGCGGTCTGGGCGCTCGATAGCTGGGGCCAGTATCTGGTCGGCGTTCTGGCGAATGACGGCGATATCGTTGAGTGGCAGGGCAATACGGCCTCAGACGCGGCGACGATAGCCAATTCTCCGACCGCAAGCGCCATCGTGGTTACGGATGACCGTTTCCTGTTCGCGCTTGGGGCCGGTGGCAATCCCCGAAACGTCGCGTGGTCCGATCAGGGCGTCAATACGACCTGGGTAGCGTCGGCGACCAATCAGGCGGGTAGCCAGAACCTGCAAACGTCCGGCAAGCTGATGTGCGGACGTCGGGTTCGGGGCGGCACGCTGCTGTTTACCGATGTTGACGTACATCTGGCGACCTATACCGGCCCGCCGTTTGTTCACTCTATTGAACGGGTGGGCTCTGACTGCGGGGTGGTGTCGCGTCAGGCCCCCATCGTGGTAAACGGCGAAGCCTACTGGATGGGCGTGAACGGGTTCTTTCACTTCAACGGCTACGTTTCGGCGCTGCCTTCGGAAGTGGACGACTACGTGTTCTCCGATATCAACCGGGTGCAGATCAGCAAGGTTCAGGCGTTCAACAACAGCGCATACAAAGAGATTTGGTGGCTCTACCCGTCGTCGGATTCGACCGAAATTGACCGGTATGTGATCTACAATTACGGCGAGGGTCACTGGAACATCGGGGCGCTTTCCCGGCTGTGCGCCTTTGACCGGGGTGTTCTGCAATACCCCCTGATGATCGACGCATCGGGGTACGTCTACGAGCATGAGGTCGGGTTGGCCTATAGCTCGGCGAGCATCTACATCGAGAGCGGCCCGCTGGAATTTGGGGTCGGCGACAACGTAGCCTGTGCGCGCTACCTCTATCCAGACGAGGCGACGCAGGGCGACGTGACCGCTACTTTTTACACGAAGTTCTATCCCAACGGTTCGGAGACGACGTTCGGACCCTATACCGCTTCGACCCCCACGGACGTCAGATTCACCGGGCGTCAGGTCAGGGTGCGCTATGACGTGGTGAGCCCGGAAGGATGTCGGATCGGCGTTAACCGGGTTGAGGCAGTTCCGGGGGGCCTTCGATGAAACTTCCCCGTCCGGCCCCTGCTTACGACGTGCGCGACCAGGCCGAACACCGCGCCGCGACGGAACGGGCTATCAACAGCGCGCACGCGCGCGGCGAAGACCTTGAAGTCTCGCCGGGCCGCCTGATCATCAAGAGTCCGAACGGCAACCGCTGGTCAATCACGGTCAGCAATGCCGGGGCTGTGTCGGCGACTGCGCTATGAGTGAATGGACCCGCTGCGCGCCGTGGATCGAGGCGGCTCTGGAACACGCCCACGGCTCGCACAATCTCGACGACGTTTACGAGATGGTCATGGACGGCGAGTGCCAGTTCTGGCCCGGCAAGCGGTCGGCGTCGGTGACGCAGATACAGGTGTTCCCCCGTCTGAAGCGGATGCACATGTGGCTGTGCGGCGGGGATATGACCGAGATTCTGGACATGCTCCCGAGCGCGGAAGCCTACGGCGCGGCGCGGGGCTGCACACAATTTACAACGGCGGGGCGACCCGGCTGGGACAAGGTTATGCGACCGCACGGCTACGAACCTGCGTATCGCGTTTGCATGAAGGATATATAGGCATGGGCGCTTCCACGACCACGACGAGAAAAGAGAAGCTGGACCCAAGGCTTGAGGCGACGCTTTACGGTCGGGTCAACGACGCCCGGCAGTTCGCGGAAAGCACGCCCTACAGCCCGCTCTCGCCGGACCAAATCCGCCAGTATGAGAACCCCTATACCGATGATGTGGTCAACGCCACGATCTCGGACATGGACCGTTATCGGCGGATCGAGAACGTCGATAACAGCGCGCGGGCTTCGATGGGCGGCGCTTGGGGCGGGGCGCGTCACGGCGTGCTGGACGCTGAAACCCAAATGAACTCGGAGCGCAATCTCGCGGGCATCCTCGGCGGCCTTCGCTCGCAGGGCTACGACCACGCGGTTTCGACGGCAAGCGATGAAAACCGCGCCAAATACAACTGGCTATTGGGCCTGCAACAGCTTCAAAACCAGTCGGTCGGCATGATCCCGAAATACGGCAAGACCACGGAAACCGGCACGAGCAACGGCGGCATCGGCGGCATCCTGCAAGCGGGCCTCGGGATTGCTTCGATGATTCCGGGGTTCGGTATGCCCGCGATGCTGGCGCAAGGCGCTATGGCCGCCGGTGGAAAGAACAGGCGCTAACATGGGAAACCCTCTCGGCGCTTTTCAGGGCATCCTCGCGGACATCAAGCGCAATCCGCAGCTTCTGGGCATCCTCGCGCAGAGCATGGGCGGCGGTCAGGGCGTGGGCGGTATCCTTGGCGAACATCCCCCGCAAGGGCTCGCGGGCGGCCCCCCGACGCCACAGGACGGCCCGGATATGTCCATGGGCTTCCCGCCTATGCCTGCGGCCCGCCCGGCCCCTATGACCGCCTCCGCGCCCCGTATGGGCGGCCAACAATACGGCGGCCCCCGTGCAAGCGGCTGGCGTGACATGGCCCGGCTTGTGGCGGCTGGCATCGGCGACGTTCGCGGCGGAAACGATCTTGCCGCGCTGCGGGATGAGTGGACAAAGCGGGATGCAGCGGGCCCGGCGGCGGCGCGTCAACAGGAGCTGATGACGGCGGCGCGGGCGAGCATTACGGACCCCCGCGAGTGGTCGGTGTTTCTTGCCGACCCGGAAGCGTGGGCGAAGTCTCGCGCGAAGGGCTATGAGCCGCA